TGATGTAAACAAACATACTGGTATTGTTATAATAAACATTTTATAGTGAATTAAATTCATACCGATTAATAAACTTATTGTTCCTGCAACAGTAATTATAAATCCTGTTAATGCTATATAAAAAAACATAAAATAAATAAAATATTTATACATATTAATTACTCCCAACTATGTTTTAAACAGTACCCAATGTGCATATCTAACTTATCTAATACTTTTAATGATTGATCTTTAATCATATTTTTTAATGTCCAATCTTTACTATAAGACTGTAACATAACTTCTTTATTGACCCAGTAATTATGCTCAATATATAATTCCTGAGTATTATAATCTGTATCTTTAACTTTAAATTTTAACTCTTTTCTCTGCATTAATAGCTCTGTAACTATTGACCTATTTGTTTGTATTTCTCGTTGTATTATTGATTTAGTAATTGTTGGTATCATATTATTTTCCTTTATTAAAATTTAAATAGTTCATACATTAGTGCCACATATATTGAAAAACCAAGTCCTATACATAAAGCTTTAACATGATTATTTATATTAGCTGTACTTACATAATCTATAGATACTATAAGACCATATATTAATATAAATGTTGTGAATGTTTTTAAAAATATTATCATTGTTTATTAACTTTTTTAATTAATTTTTTGTTTATAATGTTTTTCGTGTTTTTTTAAAATTTCAATTCTTTCTTCTGTTGTTAATTTTGGATTACGAATTATTACCATTAATTTTTCGTGATGCGTTAAATCTAATATTTCAAAAGGTAACCCTAAATTAAATAATTCTACTTGATGTTTACCTACTATAATTTCAACATAAGTTGAATTATTTTCATGTTTTAATTTTTTAATTAAAGCATAACCTTTTTGTTTTAATCCAGATTTAGCATTTACTAATGAACTCAAAGATAAATTACATTCTTGGGCTAAATTAGCATCTGTAAAATAATCTGGAGATGGTTTTAATAATTGACTATCATATAAAACAAAATAAAGTTTTAATTCTGATATGGATAAATTATTGGTTAAAGCTATAAATTCTTGGCTTCGTATTGCTAAATTAGTCATAGATACTCTCTGTATTTGAAAAATTACTCGTCTGTCTATATATGCCATGTTTTACCTTTGTAAATGTGTTTAAAACATTATACAAAAATCTTGTAAAATAGCTACTAATTTTCTATAAATATTGTAATTTATTTTTCTAAGATTTTTATATTTTTAGGTACTTTTTTATAAGATTTACTATGTTTTATACCCTTTTTTTATAAGATTTTAGGAAGAATTTTACACAGATTATCAATAATATCAATGCTTTATTGCTAATTTCTCTTATATATATATATATATATATATATATAATAGGTTATATAATTTTACTATCTTGGTTCAAAAAATTATCTTTGTTCATTACATAATGTTAAAGTTTATTCAACAAACGTAATGGTTTTTTTCTTTCTATATAGTCATTCAATAATGTTTTAAATTCTTCAAGATATTTAATTTCATCTTCTTCAATATAAGGAAATTTATCTATGTTTTCTTCAATAAATATGTTATCATCTGTTGGTTCAAATAAATCATTTTGTTGTACTGAATCATGTTTTTGTTTACAATGTAAAGCTTCTTTATAAGTTTCACACTGTGAAATTCTAAAAACCAATCCATTACGTTTTTCAAAAACAGAAAACCAAGTTGTATAGTGTTCTTGTATAAATTTTTCTATTATAGGTATTTTTCTAAACATAACTATTTACTTATTCTTTATAAAATTAAAAACCAAACACACAACAATATGTATGTTTGATTTAAAGTTACTAACTTAACGCATATTCAGAATTTCTAATATCATTAGAAATATTTTCAATCTTATCAACAGCAATTTTACTATTACCTGTTAATGTTCTAGCAATATACTGTAAAATATTACTTGTACTAATTTCAGCCATAATATTATTATATTGTTGCCTAACATCATTACCATAGTTAGGTAAACATTTGAACGCATCGTGAATCACTAACATTTCAAATGGTTCACTAGGTAAAGACTCAATTATTGATCTTAACTGAACCATATCAATTAAATTAAGATTATACTCATCAATGTATTCTAAGATCTCTAAGCTATAAAACTTAGTTTCTTTTTGTAACATTAATAAGTTATTCAGTTTAACATCTTTGGTTCTTTCTCTACCATCATGTTCTTTTGGTGATAGAGTTAAGATATTTAATAATTGATCTTCATTGTAATTACATCTCCGAACCATCTCTCTAACAATGAAAGCATCAGTCGAATGACAAACATTGGCAGTAAGAGATCTGTAATTATTAGAGTATTTATTTTCTTCAACAATGATTTTATGTTGTTGGTTCAAGAATGTAAATTGTTTCTCTACCTTTTCTTTAACAGGGATATAAACATGGAATCCATCTGGCATAATCCATTCGTGAACCAATGTTTTATTATTCCAAAGAGTTTCTATTGATTTGTTTAGTAAATATGCTCCAGGTAAATCTGATTCAAGTGTTTGATAGAATTGATCCAACAACTCACCTTTACCGAATATTCTTTGGGGTTGTGCTGTAGAGCTATAAAATGCTGTCATTATAGCTTCTTTTACATCTTTACGTTCTAACCTATCATCTTTAACAACTTTGTTATAAATGTTGGTATAAGCATCTTGTCTGTTGGTTGATATTAACCCACACACTTCTGCTGATTTTCTACAACCCATAAATGCTGATAATATTTGTATTCCTGACGAGCATGAATCTTGTGATATAAGATAACCTGACGGAGATCCATTTAAATAGTCATTATAGGCTTGTAAACCACATAGGTATAGGTTTGGTTCATCTGCTTGGTTATTAAGCTCAGAAAGGTTATTTTTATTGTTTTCAAACCATTCAAGTCTGACTTCAAAGTTTTGTTTTTCTAAATCTTTAGAGAAGTTATTTGCTATGTCGATAGCTAAATACTGTAAACCTGTGTACTTTGTAATTGTCATAATACTTTTCCTATTATTGAATTTATTTAGTCTGTAGCTTGTAATAGTTCTCTGATTTTATCATCAGATAATTTATGTTTATTTGTTAGTAAGTGTTCCTTTAGCATTGATATTTTTACAGGATAGGTTAGATCAATATTTGTTTTATGATCCAAGACTTGAAATGGTATGTTATTCCATACTAATGAATATATGTAATTGTAGTTTATAAATCCTTTTTTCTTTATATATAATCTTCTAAAGTTTGAATATCTATAAATTGTTATCATTATCTTTTTTTCCAAATATTCTAATTAATTTTGTTGGATTTGTGGCTTCTACTAAATGCCTACAATTTAAACATTTTATTGAACCAAAGAAAAAAGGTACTTTATTTTTTGAGAGTCCAGATCTATATCTTATATATAATTTATCTGTTTTACATTTAGGACATTCTTTTAAATTAGTTTTTTTAAATCTTTTTACAGATATTTGTTTTGCCATATTATATATCTTTATTAATTATATTTATATTTTCTATTATTAAATACTTCATGTGAGTATTTATGTATTCTTATATCATTTGATACAGATCTTCTGTTAAGAATTTCTGTTTCATAAGAATTAAGGTGTTGTTCTAAAAACAGTTGAATCAAAGAAAAACAGCTATCATTGTATTTCGATAGCTGTTTTAATTTTCTTTTAGTTAATAGGTATTGGATCAATAATTCATTGTCATTCATTATTAATTAATCCTTTTATTTCATTATATGTATAAGTTTTTTTATCTATTATTAAATAGTATTCATTATTATTAAAATTATTAAAAGGTTTTACAAAGAAAATTACATTGTCTAAGATATATTCTAAACACTTAGTTTTATCTAAATACTCTTCGAGATCAGAAATATAGAGATCACTATACATAGTATATACATCTAAAAATTTCTTTATTATATTATTTTTTGTTAATATAAGATACTTTTTAAAAATATATGTTAGAGGTAATGTTTTAGTAATATTAGATGTTAATATACCATCTAAATTATCTAATATTTTTTGATCTTCTTTAGAATCTAAAAGGTATATATTATTCTGATTAAATATTTTTAATGTTTCATAACAATAATCTATTTTAAATAATATGTGACTAGGATTATTAATAACTTCTCCAATAGTATTGAATCCTATTTCATCTGAATTAATTAAAGTATCAGAAAAACAAATATGATCTATTCTAGTTTTAATTATATTAAAATCAAATGGGTTATAACATATTGGTTCAAACTCTTTTGTTGTAAAATTAAAAATTTTATTATCAATTAATGAATTTGTATAAAATTTTAATTTATAAGTTATTTTATTTCTGTCTATCATAGTTGATATTCTCCTGACGTGTAATTACTTGTTGCTATTCTAAACTTATAACCAAGTTTACAAAGTTTATTAATCATTGAATAATAATTCTTTTCAAAGTTATAGTTTGCTAAGTTTCTTAGTTTTATTTCATTTGGTTCAAGATAGTCTGCATCATTTAATAAACACGTTTGTTTAATAATGATACCATCTCCATAATATGTTGATTCAAATGATATTTTATATAATAAGGTTTGAATTTCATAATCTTTATCATCACTATAAACTACATTTAATATTGATTTTAAATCATGAAATAGATTACTCATTTGATCAGAATAATCATATTCATCTTCTGGATCAATATCTAACCATACAGCTTTAACATACTGTTCATGGTTATCTTTATCATAGTATTTGTTTGTATAGTAACAACCTGCTCCCATATTATTTATCCTTATTTGATTTATATTCCATCATTAACATTACAACAGTTATTATAGGTGTTACCGTTATACTTTCTATTAAAGTAAATTTTAACAAAGGTATAAAACTAACAGGTTTACTTTCTGTAAAATTTATTACATAAGGTAAATACTGAAAAGTAAACCAATAAAAACAATTTGTTAATCCTATAAACAAATATGCTAATACAAAACTAGCTAAAACAGTTGTTATTAGATTTATTATAAATTTACTCATCTTTGATTACTTTCTTATTAAATAATTCAATTATTGATTTTTGATACTCATTTCCCATATAATTTATATGATAACCAGAACAATATATTCTACCTCGTTTGTCATATCTATGTGCTAGATAAAACTTATTACCTTGCATCATAAGATGACTATAAACATCATTAACTTCAGACATAAATTTATTAAGTCTTTGTTGTTTCTGGTTCACTTTTAACTGTGTATCGTCTTTCTTTGGTTTAACTTTATTTTTAGTCTTATTAATATTATTAATACTAAGAGCAATCTTATTCATTTTATTAAGATGAGATAAACATACTTCATTATTATGATAATTTAATTTAGGTTTGAGTATTACACTTTCTGAACCAATATAACTATATGCACTATCATTGTTAGTTTTTAATGTTACTGGTTCAGTAGTCATTGGTAATGGATATATTAATGATTTAACTTTCTGTAATAAATCTGGTTTGAATTTATGTCTTACAATGAACCAATCACCATTATAATCTACAAGATCTAGTTCTATTGCTTGTTCTAATAGATTAGCACATTCTTGTATGTTATCACATTGTGTCTGTAATACACCTACAAGTGTTTCTATATTAGCTATCTCAAATAAGTTCATCTGAACCAATAACATAAGACCAAATTTCTCTGGTATATTATTATCTTTTAAATAAGATATTAAATCTGGATTATTTAATGTATCCAATAATAATTTAAATTTAAGTCTGTTATCAAATAGTTGTTCTAATTCATTGTCCATATTATTTACTCCCAGTTGTATGATTCTAATGCTTTATCTACTTCTAACTCTAATTTATGTTTAAATAATACATCAGCTAAATCTACTGATGTAACATTTAGAATATGTTCATTTTTTGCGTCCATTAAACTAACAGATATTTCTAATGTTGGATCATGTTCTTTTAAATAATCAAGTGCTGTAATAGGTGTAAATACTTTTTTACAGTATTCTTTTATTAAAGTTCTTGTTGTAAATTCTTTATCTATTAACTCTCGATTAATCATAGTTAAATGTATTGGATCAATATTTTTAATAAATATTTTATTGTCCCAAGGAATATGTTTAAAGAATTTTGTTTCACTTTTTAAAAACATAACTAATTTATCTAATTTATATGTATTCATTTTATGTTCTACCAATTCTTTAATGTACCAATTAAAATTATCTGTATTATCTATTTCATAAGTTGTACCTTTACGAGTGTATGTTAATTTAGCATATGGATCATATCCATCATTCGATAATAGATTAATAAGTTCTTCTAGTGAGATTGTTTCCATTCTTTAGGTATCCTTTAGGTATTTTTTTATAAATTTAAGGTGTTAATCTTTAGGTTACTATCTGTTTTTACAAAAAAAAATCAACAACACAGATTTCTCTATGTTGTTGTTTAGTGTATGTTTAGGTATTTTTGTAAAATATTAAAAATCTAGTCTTTAGGTTTTGATATATAAAGTTGAGCTTAAATTAGATCAATAAATTCATCTTCATTTTCAATAATTTGAGCTTCTTTTGGTAATTCTTTGTAGAATTGTACATTCAATTTTGAATCATAAGTTGGATTATTATTGTCTAAAGTTGACATTTGTTTTTCGATTGCTTTAATAAGATTTCTCTTTTTAACACTCAATGGTGATAAAGATTTACCACTCATTAAATATTTATAATTAGTAGAGTTTTGAATCATATCTAATGATATATTAATTGGTAAACTAATGAATTGTTCTTCTTCTATTCCATCTTCATTCTCTACCATTGTTATGATACCAATATTTAACCAAATGTTATTCTTTGGTTCAGTTGTTGGTTTAACATCTTCTGTATTGAATATGTTAAATGCTTTATTGATGTCTGCTGTTCTGTTTGTTTTTGAAATGTAAGCCATATAATTTCTCCTGAGATATAGCTGAGTTATTGATTGGTATTATAAAACACCACAAAACACATATAATTATATATGTGCTTTAGCTGATATTTTACTTATATTTGAACCACATAATTAATGAATTTATCTGGCATATTTTCACAATCATATTTTGTATCAGAATGATTAATTACTCTGATACAATCACCATAACTGTTTGTATGTACTTCTGGTAATGAGAAGTAATTTATTACATTGTAAGCTACTATTAATACTAATGATATTGTAATTCCTGTTGTTATTAATAATTGTTTGTTCATGTTATTTACTTTCATTTGTTGATTGATTATCTGATCCAAAGTCTGATGAATATGCTTCATCTTCTGGTTCAGTTGATAATAAGTTTTGTACAAGTTCTACTGGAATTTTATTATTTTGCATACATATCTCCTTTAAGGATTGTTTGTATATCTGTAATTGCTTGTTCTATAACATCACTGATATGATCTGGTTCTGGTATAGGTTTACGAGATAGATTCAAATGAGTTTGAACCAGTGATCTATCTTCTTGGATTGTTGTTTCATAATGTAACATATATATTCTCCTGTTGTTATATGTTGTTAATTATATTTGCAGTAAGGTAAATTATTATTACCACAAGTCAGCTTGCTGACAACAATGATGACACATAGATAATCTTTAAGATACACTAGATAAATAGCTTACTTACGCAATCTATATACTATCCAATGTGTTATGTGTTAAAAAAGTTAGACTAGAGATTGCTCTCTAGTCTTTAGTATATGTTTAGGCTTTGATGCGTAGAAGTTCATCGAATTGTAGAAGTTCTAGTGCCATGTTAAAAGTATTTTGTTCTTTTTCTTTTAAATCAAGGACTTCTTTGTATGTTTGTTGTACTGTTGCTACCAATTCTTTACGATGATTGGTGACAAGAGTATCAATGTCTGCTTGCTTATTTACAAGCTGACTATGTTTATGACGTTCTATGACATTTGCTGCCATAGTGATTCCATCATTGATCATATTGAATGCTGATCCAACTGATGTAAGAGTCTGTACAGTTGTAGATTGGAATGATTTAAAGATACCTGACATGGTATGTTCTCCTATATTGTTAGGCATGATTGCCACTGGTATGCTTGCATACTGTGTTATACGATGTATAGGGGGGGGATATAATTTATTTGTATATATACCTCCCTAGGAGGAACACTCTGCATATAAACCTATATTCTATAGAAAATTAATAATAAAAAATATTAGATATTTACACTCTATACTTATCACTATATTATATAGATTTCACACAAAAAAATACCTAGTAATTTATTTTACTAGGTAGAAGTTTATCCATAACAATCTAGGAGAATAAATTATCTTAACATACATTATTAATTATAAACAGTAAATATTATCAAATTGTTTTACTGGTTCAACATGAGTTAATTGCAACAACATAATATTACTTTTAATGGATATTTTTGAGTAGGTAAATATTTTATAATTGTAGTAGATTATTAATCTATAACCATCATTAATATCTAAGATATAATTATGTATGTCATAGGATAATAGATAATCTTTAAACTCAGATAGTTTATTAAAATCAATGTTTATTATAGTTTTTACATCTTCATCTTGTAACACTGTATTACTCCAATAATGAATCTTTAATATATTCTTGTACGTTAAATAGTATAAGACTTAATATAGACTTATTCATTAATGAATGATTATAGAATGGTAACCCATCTTTAGTAAATCCACAAACAATAATATTTTCTATATCTCTACTAGGTAATGTATTAATAATTCTATCAGCAGATTCTTGTTCTTTATTGTTTGGTTCAAAAAGGATAAGATTACTATTCTTTAACTTAACTGTGCAGTTATAGTTTTGTTTCATATATTGTTTTGTATGGATCATTATATTTTTACTATGATAATTAACTAATACTCTAGTTCTAAATAATGAGTTACCTCTGGTGGATTAGAGTACATATCTGCATCTAGTCTAACTTTCATTTCTTTCTTTATGTTCTTTGGATTATGGTCGTATAATTCCTCTTCAGAGATATAACCTGTAGAATAGAATGTACCTCCTTTTTTATTTTTACCGTAAAATAAATAAGGTGTGTTAATTTTTAAATCTTTAATAGATTTGTATTCTGTAAGTTTATTTGGTTTCATTAATGAGATTCCTTATATATTCTATAAATGATAGTTTGATAAATCCTTGTCCATCAAATAATGATACCACTTTATCTTTATCTTTGTAAAATAAATTGTATGATGTTATAACATTATTTAGTGAAAACAAATCAATGGGAATATTAAATAATAGTTTATCAGAATAAGTTTTTGTATCAGTATGTACTAAGGATAATGTCTTATTGTTTGGTTCAAGAAAGATATATGTTATAATATCTTTTAGTTCTGGTTCATAAGCTAATTCTCTTAAGAAATGTGATACTCCATTTAAATAGTTACCTTGATATTTTATGAGTGTTTGTAAATCTACTTGCATTATTTTTCCTGTTGAGTAATACTAACTTAAATAGTATAGGAAAATTATTATATGTTGTCAAAAGAAGATATTGAAAGATCTTTACCTACACAAGTTAAGTTACATATTAATGATGAGTTTGTAAGATTATTTAATGAAGTATCTGATAATCCTATTGTAGCAGAAGAAATTAGAAATAACTTTGTATCTTATTCAACAGTAGTAAGAGATGGTCAGTTTAAAGTATTAGATTATTTTAATGCTGTGAAATATGTTAGTTATAAGATATTAGGGTATAGTAATAAAGATAGTTATAAACTTACATTCCCAGAAAGATACCAGAATTTAATAGCAGAAGGTGTATCAGATAAAGATATATCTTCTTATGTTGCTGCTTATAATAAAAATAAGTTAGTTAATCTTATTCTGGATCAAACACTAATACCTGTTCATGTTTTAAATGCTAATATATACCAGCAAGCTATTAATGTTCAAGCTGATCTTATGTTTACAGCTAAGTCTGATAAAGTAAAATGTGATGCAGCTAATAGTTTATTAACACATTTAAAGAGACCAGAAACAAAACAGATTGAATTACAGATCGGTACTAAAGATAGCAGTGATCTTAAAGATTTAAAAGAAACATTAAGACAATTAGCTTCTGCACAGATGCAACAAATTAATAATGGTAGTAGTGCTAAAGATGTAGCTAGACAATCTATTATTGATGTTACACCAAAAGAGATAAGTTGATATGATTAAACCAATAAGTGTTGATGAGTATTTAAATAACATTGATTATCGAGATCTGAATGATAATTATATTCCTTCAGAATATGTACTTAAATATTTATCTTATATGAAATTAATTACTAAAGATAATCCTGAATCGCACCCTACTCCAATAATACATTTAAAAATGTTAGATGCAATTATACAATCTAAAGGATTAGATATAATTAATTTAGTGTTTCGTGGTTCAGGTAAGACATCATTGTTTTGTGAGTTCTTTTTACCTATCTTAGCAATAGAAGAAGAGTTACCTAACTTTGGAGAAGTTACTGGCGTATTATCTATTAATGATACTATGGAGAATGGAGCTAAGTCTTTAAGAAAGAATATGGAATCACGTTATGATAAATCTCCATTCTTACAAGAGTGGTTACCTAAAGTTATATTTACTGATCCATATATAGAGTTTACTAATAAAAGAGGACATCAATTAGGTATTAACTTGTTTGGTGTTACAAGCAGTATTCGTGGTAAAAAGATGTTTGGTAAACGCCCACAGATTGCAATACTTGATGATTTGATTTCTGATAAGAACAGTCAATCAACTACAATTATGCAAGATATAAATGATACAGTTTATAAGAGTCTTGAACCAGCATTAGATATGTCACAGAAAAAGATTATATGGAATGGTACTCCGTTTAATAAAGAAGATCCATTATATAAAGCAGCAGAATCTGGAGCATATTATGTTAATGTGTTTCCTGTTTGTGAGAAGTTTCCTTGTGATAAACAAGACTTTAAAGGAGCATGGGAAGAAAGATTTAGTTATGATGCACTGTTAAAGACATATAATAAATTATCTTTAAATGGGCAATCAGGGGCATTTCAACAAGAAATGATGTTAAGAATATCATCACCAGAAGATAGATTGATCCAAGATAATGAGATTCGTTGGTTCAGTAGAGTGGATTTGTTAAAGCAAAAATATAATTTTAATTTTTATATAACAACAGACTTTGCTACATCGGAAAAGAAAACAGCAGATTATAATGTTATATCTGTTTGGGCTTATAGTAATAATGGAGATTATTTCTGGGTAGATGGTATTTGTAAAAGACAGACTGTAGATGTTTCGATTGATCAGTTATTTGATTTTTGTCAGGAATATAAACCACAAACTGTAGGTATTGAGAGATCAGGACAACAAGGAGGATTTATATCTTGGATCGAAAAGGAACAGATGAGAAGAAATGTATTTTTTAATATAGCTAGACAGAAGGGTAAAACAGAATTAGGTATTTACCCCACAGGGGATAAGTTAAGTAGGTTTAATTTAGTAGTACCATTGTTTAGACAAGGTAAGATACATTTTCCTACTGAATTAAAAGAAACTACTACTGTATCAGAATTTCTAAGTGAAATTAATTTAGCTACAATTAATGGATTAAAGGGTAAAGATGATTGTTTAGATACAATATCTATGTTACAAGAAATGAATATGATTAAACCTTCATTAGATAGTAACACTAGAAAAAGTGATAATAGTAACAATATTTATTTTGACAATAGTTTTGAAGATGAGTACAATCAAATAAATTCATATATAGTAGATTGATAATGTTAGCTAAAGACTTCTTAAAACAATTAGCTCTTACACGATTAAAGAATACAGCTGCTGTAGATCTTAATCAAACTACTGGATTTAAAACAAATTTTATTGATCAATTAATTGTTTATACAAACGAAGCATTAACAAACTTATATTCAGAATATTATTTGTTAAAGAAGTCTGTGTTGCTAAAGTTATTCCCTCCTTATACCGAATATTATTTACGCAAAGAATATGCTTTAAGTGATCCAACAGTTGTTACAAATAAATACATACAAGATACTGTTCATGCTCCATTTTATCCTTATATAATAAAGATAGTTAATATATTTGATCAGTATGGGTGTGACTTATTAATCAATGATAGATTAAATTGTTCATCTGTTCATACTATTTCATTTGACTGTGTTCAGTTTAGTCATTTAAATATTGGAGATTATTTCTCTGTAGTTTATTTAGCTGATCATATTCCTTTATCTCTTGGTTCAATAAATACAGATATTATATCACTACCTCCTATTATGTATGAGATGTTAAAATATTTAATAGCTAGTAAATATTATTTAGACTTGGGTAAGAATAGTGCAGAAGCACAAAACAATTTAGTACAATACACTGAATTAGGTAATAAGATTATTCGTAGTAATTTAACACCAGACTTTCAAGATAGTAATTATCATTTAGAACAAAAAGGATTTGTATAATGAGTTGGGAACGTACAAAAAGTTTATCATTAGTAAATGGAGTAGCTCAAGATACTCTAGTAGACGATTATGAATTGTACATACGAGCAGATCCAAATAATGCTGTTACAGTTTTATTAAAAATGAAACCTAATGATATAAATGATACAGTGTTTGGTGTTATTTCAGCTGAAATTCCTGCTGGACAGTTATGGGTTGCTGGATCAAAATTAATTCGTGGTGATTTACAAGTTACTGGTGGTAATGCTTATGCAGTATTACGTTATTAATATAGAGATAGTATGTTTAAATTAGTTTTACAACCTGTATTAAGACTTCCTTTAAATAATGTGTTTGGTACTATTATAGAAAGTACCTCTCCTTTATATTATTCTTTTAGTGATGGATTTTCTATAGGTTTTGAAGTTCTCGTTAATAGCCCACCACCTGAAGAAGGTAATATTAGTTTTAGTAATGGATTCAGCGGAGGATTCGCATAAATGACAGTTAAAGTAATTGCTACACTTAAAAGTGATATTGGAACATTTAAGACATTAGCAACAAATAATATTAATGATAATACAAGTGGAGCAGTATCTCCTGCTGATGTACGAGTTCCTGTACAAAATGCTTTTGATAGTGTTGTTGATACTATTGATAGTGTTATTGATGTTAGTTGTCAAAAAGCAAGTAATCTATCTGATTTAGCTAGTGCTTCTACAGCAAGAACAAATTTAGGTTTAGCTATTGGTACGAATGTTCAAGCATATTCGAGTGTATTACAAGCAACTACTGCTTCATACACTACTGCATTAAATACAAAGTTAGGTATTACACCTACGTCAGATATTACTGGTATTACTGGAGCTGATGCTATTACTAATATCGTTTCTTTGACCCAAGCAGAATATGACGCTATTGTAACAAAAAATCCTACAACATTTTATATTATAGTGGGTTAATATGAAAATAGGTAATGGTGCTATTTCAGCTTGTTATGTAGGTAACACACAGATAGATAAAATTTATTTAGGTGCTGAGATTGCATACACAACATTAGTAACACCGCCTTCTATGGTAAATCCTGTAGATGTTTCTCAAACATTTGCTACATATCATGCTGATAATGCAGCTAATACGGTTTATAATTATTCTAGTACGTTTACTGTAAATACAGCTACAAATGAAATTACTCCAGTAACTGACCCACAATTTGCAGCACCAGGATTACCTACGGGTTATCCTAAAGGTTTGGTTCAAGGAGCAATACCTGTAACATTTACAACAACAGGTACATTACCAGCACCATTACAGACTAATACAGAATATTTTTTATCACCTACAACTACAGGTGTTTATAAAGTTTATCCTAAAGCTACTGATGCTGACGCATCTTTGTTAGAAACTGTAATTACTGGTGAAAATATATTTCCTGCACAACATTATTTTCAAACACTTAATTCTATTGACATTACAACTTCTGGATCAGGTACACATACAGTTACACATGAGCAAACATTGTCACACCTTGTAGATGTGAAAAATGGTTATAATATGGTAACACCAAGTACAGTAAATAGACACGCATATATGATTCGTAAAACAGATGGTGATGGGGATAAATATTTATACACTGGTGGAGGATTATGTAAAAATGATCTTTCTGGTTGGTATAATATTTATGGTAAAACTTTACAGATGAATACAAATAAAGCAGCTGGTAGACTAGAGTGTGGATTGAAAAGATATGTTTGGTTAATGTTTGTTTGTAAAACAAGAAAGATTAAAACTAGAAATGTTAAAAAACATAAAGTAAATTTTTCTGACTTTAGTACATCAACAGGAGTAATTACTTTATCTGAAAGAAATAGTGAAGAAAAAGGTGTACATAAATTTACTACTGGAGATAAAGTAAGATTTAAATTAATTAATAGTTCTGTGTTACCGACAATTTTTGATACAACAACAGATTATTTTATAAGAAAAATATCCTCTTATACTTTTACATTACATAATACATTAACAGATGCCCAAGCAAACTTACACATTATAATACCTAGTGCTATAGGTAGTGGTAGTTATATGTTGTATGCTCCTACACTTGTAGGACAAACACAAGTATTTAATGATTACATTGAATGGATTGAGCCAGATGGAGGAGGTAACACTTTAACTGTTAAAGATAATAATACTTTCTTACCATCTCCTAATGGTATTTTACTTGGTTCAGATTTCTATATTAGTGGTTCTACTCAAGGTGAAGTAACTCGTTTAGGTGCAGTAGATTTAGATAGATTAAGGTTATGGAGTCCACCTGGTACAACACTACCAGCTGAATTAACAAATGAAGGTTTATACTATATTACTCGTAAACCTGGTCATGCTACAACTTGTCGATTACATAATACATTACAAGATGCTATTGATAGTGTAGGAGTAGCGACTAATAGTGTAAGTTTTAAGGGTATTAAGTTTACATCACAACCCACTGGATCAGTATATTTTCACCACGATGATGGTAAATCTCGTATTATTGCTTCGCTTGAAGCAGGATCTCCTAATGGTAGTTCATCAACATTAGCAGAGATTCCTTATGATAGGAAACATATTGTTTTTGTAGCTATTGATTATAACCCGCCTGTAGGGTCAAACTCTATTGCTTTTATTAAAGTTAATAGAGGTCCTATTAACTCCGTTACATTAAATAGAGCTAAAGGCTTAACAAGAGCATCTACAAACACTGATGCAGATGGATCTCCTTGGACATTCTTTAATTCAGCACAAGGTCATGTTCCTGTTGATATGGATTTATATTCTTTATCTATGGGTTCTAGTAATACAACGGCATTAACAGAAACTGAAATTGAGAATATGATGAATTGGTATGCAGATAAATATACTATTTCAAGTTATTAAAATAAAGTACAGTAGGTAATAAAGATTATGAAATTAGGTATAAATAATATTGCAAAATATTATGTTGGTAGTAATCAGGTGGATAAAATATATAAAGGTGTGAACCAAGTTTATACAAAAGCACCTTTCTTAGCTAATGATTTTACTTATTGGTTTGATTTTAATTCTGGTTCAAATGTGTATGATGATTTTGCTTTTGACAGTTTATCTTATGCTCCTAATTTAGTTAGTGGTTATAGATTTTTTGAACAACCTGTAAAAGATTACCAACCATTTAAATTATCTGATGGTATTAATTTTGGTAATACTACGGATATAGCAGATAGGTTTATGGAATTATATCCTTTACCTGGATTTACAGAAAATAAAACTGGATTATTTTTTGCTTGTAATATTTTTACAAGTGGTAATGGTACATTACTTTCATTAAATACTTTTGAGATTCGTGGTGCTAGAGGTAAATTTTCTCTTAATGGATTAAAACCACAAATATCTATGAGTCCTAATGGAGCAGATACTGGAGCAATAACAGTTATTAAACTTGCAACAAATGCCCTTGCTGCTGATACATGGTACACATTAGGATTTTTAATTGATAGAGAAAATGATATAGCAAAAATATATGTTAACGGTAATGTTGTTGATACAAGTACGGTATCAGCACCTTATACCTCTACTGCTACATTCCCACTTAAACAAGTTATATTAGGGGCAGATGGGATTGAGGGAGCTTCTGGTTCAAAATTTGATGGTGTATTGTCTGAAATGATTATTCAAGATTCACTTGAATTAGCGTACATTACCAATCAATTAGCTTACTTACAAAGTACAAGATTAGATATTCCAGATGCTCCAGTAATTACAGCAACTACTGCTAATAATAGTGCTATTATATCTTTTACTGCTCCTAATGCACATAATAAAGCTATTACTGATTACTCGTATCAGTATAAATTAAATTCTAGTGGTACATGGTTAGATTTTACAGATAGTGTATCATCAACAGCTGGTATAACAATTACAGGATTAACTAATGATTTGTTGTACAACTTTAGAGTTAAAGCAACAAATGTTATTGGTGTAGGTTTATGGTCTAATATTGCAGAAACTACACCTACTGCTAATCCAGGACCTCCAGATGCTATTGATGATTTACAAGTAGTTTCTGGTTCAAATAGTTTACTTGTTTTATGGACAGCACCTAATGTTAATGGTTATCCAATTACAACACATAAAGTTTATTATAGAATTGCTGGTTCAGGCAATGCTTACACATTATTTGCTAATATTCCTGCTGGATCAGGAACATTACAAACATTAATTACAAGTCTTACGAATAATGTTTCTTATGAAGTAAATGTTACATCTGTTAATTCTCAAGGTGAGAGTGCAGAAGCTACACCAACTGTAGCAGAAACTCCAGTTACTGCAAGAAACTTACAAACTGTATCAGGGTTAGAATCTTGTGTGATGGATATAGATTTAACAGTATTGGCTTCTTATAATGGAACAGGTACTGTATTAAAGAATTTAGTAACATCTCCTGCTGATGGTTCAGGACAAACTGCTTATAATATGCAATTTGGTGATGGATCTCTTGCTACAACATTCCCTGTATTTAGTGGAATTGCTGGTACAGCAAGTGGTAAAATAACTTTTGATGGTGGTGATCATTTAACGCTTGTTGGTGCTAATACAACATTTTTAAACAATATTCATAAAAGTTCTGGTGGATCAGCATTTACTATTGTAGCATTTTTTGAAGCTATTAAAGATGGTGCAAGTTCTCAAATATTATTTACTACAAAAAATGGTTCTAATGAAGTTGGTATAGACGGTTATGTAAGTAGCTCAGAAGTATTAAGAATGGGTCAACGAGGGGGAACAACTAATGTTACTTCTCCAACAACAGCAGCAACGGCTGTATTAAATACTCCTACTTACATAGGTTTTGGTTGTAATGTTAATGGTGGAACGAATACTTGTGCTTTCTGGAGTGATTCAACAACACAAGCTAACTCTACATTAAATTATAATAGTACAACAACTAATGCTGCTCAAAAATTACACATGATGGGTCAAGGTAGTGGTACTGGTGCAGCAACAGGTCGGTTTGTAAACAATACAGTATTAAAAGCTGTAGCATTATTTAACACTAGATTATCTAATTCACAAATGGCATTAGTAGTAGCAGAATATAACGCTAGACATGGGAATATTTATTAAATGACAGAAGCTACAGAATTTTGGTATATTAAATGTAAAACAGATACTCTGAGATCTGTAAATGATAGTACGCCTATAGTTAATAGTACAGTAGGTGATAATGTTTATCCTACTACATTAACTCAACGGCAAACTATTGAAGCTATTGGTACATTAGTTGGTAATAAAACTGTTGCTTTATGTAGGTCAGCAGATCTTGCTGAAGCTTATAGTAGTGCGTTACCTCCACCAAAAAGTACAGTATTAAAAGTATCAGCCGCATTAAAAAATGCTTTATTACCTTATTTAGATGATGCTGAAGAAGCTACTGCTTCAGCAACTAATATTATTAGCGGTACTGGTAATGGTACTCCAAACCAACAACATATGCACCCTTCACTATTTAATGTTTATATAGCAGGAGACAGTATTGATTATGGTGTAGGAATTAAAACACCTACATCTACAGAAATTTATACGCTTAATTTTGATGGTATGGAGGAATTTCATTATTCAAGATTAGCTATAGAAGCTGTTGATACAAATGTAAGATCAGAATCTTATTTTAATTCTAAAGAACCAGTGAGTCCTGAAGGTGATAGACTGTTTCTTGGTGATAAAATAGCAGTACATAAAATCGCTGTTGGTGGTGCAAGTTATGCAAATACTGTAGGTACAGAAGATCAAGTAGATTTTATCCATGTCTTTAATTTAAAATACAATCAGATATACAAGACTATGAATCTAAATACTAATAGTGCTATCTTAATAGGCTTTGGTACAAATGATACTGCTTATGATACATCACTAACTGCCCAAGAGTTATTTGATATAGAAAAAGATGCTATATTAAAATTTAAAGAAGATCACCCGAATACAAAAATTATTGCAGTAACTGATATAAGACGAACAGATGATACTACTTTGAACCAACGAATACATGATTTTAATCAAAAAAGAAGAGATCCTGCAACAGGTTGTTTAAGTTATGGTGTAGATTATCTTTGTGATTTTGCTGATCCTAGTAAAACACACGCTAACTTTCACCCACTAACAGGTACAATTACTACTGGTGCTAATGGGTTATTCGCTGATGGCGATGTAGTTCACCCTAGTAAGTTAGGACATTATTATTTAAGTAAACCTTTAATACCTATACTTAGTGATTTATTAGGTGTACAAAGTGTTACATTAAAACGAGTACATATAACAAATAATATTGTACGAGAACATAGTTCTATAGGTACGGTTGTTGGCACATTGTTTAATTTTCAAGATGGTTCAATAGTATCTCTTGTTAATGGTGCTGGCGGTAGATTTTCTCTATCTGGTAATAATATTTTAGTTAATGCTGATATAGATTTTAGTGAAGGGTACAAACATAATATTACTATCAGAGAAACATTAGCTTCTGTTAGTAATAGTCCAAAAGATACTGTTATTAATATTTTAATTGGGAATCTTGCTCCTGTGTACCCAATAGCAAGATTCCCATTAGATCCAGCTTTATCAGCTACAGCTGCTGGCAGACCTCAAATTACTGGATCTCCTTTTACTGGTTCAGTATTGACTGCTGATAATGGTACATGGTTTCATACTGTAGATTCTTACGTTGTACAATGGAAACGTGATGGTGTTAATTTTACAGGTACAACAACATATACATATTTACTTACACCAACAGATGTAGGTTGTGAATTTACATTTGAAGTGGTAGCTATTAATAGTAATGGTTCAACTACAAATGTTTCATTAGGTTTAATGATTGGACCTGTGTTAGATGTACCAACTGTTAGTGATGAAAATGTAAGTTTATTATGGGCATTATACAATGACACTGGTGTAACTAATTATATTATTGAATATAAATTAGCAGCTGCTGATGATTGGATTGTATTTAATGATGGCGTATCTACAGTTAAATCAACTACAGTAACTGGACTTACAACAGGTACATATAATTTTAGAGTTAAAGCTGTTAAAGGTAATAAAACGTCAACAGCATCAAATATACAAAATGCAATAGTTAATTAGAGGTAAATTATGTCAACACAACAATCTATATATGAAGTAGCATTAAAAGAACGTAATGTAGCAGAAGTTATTGGTTTAGTTAATAATCCTAAAATTGTTGAGTACCACTCTGCTACAACACTTAAAGCTAAAGATGATGAAACTTCATGGTGTAGTTCATTTGTTAATTGGTGCTGTAAACAAGTAAATGTTAAAGGTACTGGTTCAGCAGCTGCAAGATCATGGTTAAATTGGGGTAAAGAAGTTAAAGTTCTTTACCTTGGTTGTATTGTTGTATTAAAGCGTGGTAATTCAGTATGGCAAGGTCATGTTGGATTTTATGCTGGCAAACAACGAGATACACATATATTAGTATATGGTGGAAACCAAAAAAATAAAGTATGTTATCTTTGGTTAAAGAAAGATAATGTACTTGGTTATAGAGAAGTTTAAATACTATATCAAATTCAAGTAAGGACAATAAATTGAATAAACAACCTATATCAGTATCTTTTTATCAACACTTGTGTGATATTACATTTTATATACAAACACACTATCAGTATTATTCAGGAGCAGTCATTGGAATGTTGTTAGATAATAAAAGATGGGAAAAATACGGTTTTTTAAAATATGTCTTTGTTAGTATTATTGTCGCTCATCTTACAGAAATTATTTTAAAAGATAATGGTACAAGTCTACATATTAGTATTTTAATTTGTACAGTAGTTGGTTTAGTAGGACATGCTACATTAAGATACACAACAGATGAAGCATTACCAAAAGTGTTAAAAGCAATTACTGATAGAATACTAGATAAGATTAATAAAAAATAATTATATATTTTTTATAAATTTACTGTATGATTAATTAAAATTAAAAGATAGGTTCATAGAATGTTAAATCCTTATGCTAATGTTAATACATTATTAAATGATCAGTTTAATAAATCATACGAAGTTGTAAAAACTGTGTATGATAATTTATCTGTTTTAATTTCAGTTAATAATAGAATTACTGTAATTAATGATAATACTGTATTAAGAGCATTTACTTCTAGCTATAATGGACAAGTTATATTCTTAGCAGGTGTAAAAAATATAGAGTATAAGGTAGATTATAGTGATTCAGCATCACTTGATAATGGAGATACAGTCATTATTGGTGCTGATGGTAAACGATGGAAAAAAATTTTAGTTAAATTTACAGATATAGAAAATGTTGAAAATAATGTTGGTTTTGTGCCTGAATTAAAAGGTACTGATGCAGTAGGTACAGCTACTTATACAAGAGCATTTGGTACATATAGCAGATTAAATAGTTTTGTTACTGGTTCATTAGTGTTAGATTGGGATTTCTTTACAGGAGATGGTGATGCACAAATTCATGGATTACCTTATGTAGCACAAAGTTCCTCTAGTGATTTAAGATATGGTTGTAGTGTTGCTACTTATGATAGTTTATCGTTACCTCCTGGTAAAGTTTTAAGTGGTTATATTAAAGATAGTGAAGATTTTATACGTCTTACCGCTGTAGATAATATAGCAGCAGTACACGTTCAATGTGCTAGTCAAGCAAGTGGTTCAGGTAAAATTTGGATTTCATTTACATACCAAGTTTAAAAATAAAAAAGGAATACATATATAATGGTTGATGTGAAACAAAAGTTTACAAGTTGGAAACAAGAACCTTCTTTATTAGATTTAAAACAAGATTATAATAATTGCTTAAATAACCATAAACAGTTTGTTTCTATGATCCAAAAATGGGAAGATTTAAAGAATGTTGTAGGACAATATAAACCTACTAAAAGACAAGGTAAATCTTCTCTTCAACCTAAGACTATTCAGAAACAATTTGAATGGAGGTATCCTAGTTTAACTGAACCATTTTTAAATACACCTAATTTATTTAAAGCATTACCAATTACATTTGAAGATGTTAAAGGTGCAAGACATAATGAATTAGTTTTAAATTGGCAATTCAATACAAAGATTAATAAAGTAAAATATTTTGATCAATTTGTAAGACGTAATGTTGATCAAGGAATATGTATTAAACAGGTTTGTTGGATCAGAGAAACTAAAGAAGTAGAAGTTGATGTACCTATCTATAGTTACACTGAAATTGAAGATGAAGAAGCATTTAATCAGATCCAAGAACTAATACAGTTAAAAAATATTAATCCTAATGAGTTTAGTAATGTAGATCCTTTGTTACAAGAAAGTGTAAAATATTTTGAAGAAAATAATATTATCACTCAAGTTGTTATTGTTGATTATACAAAAGAAAAACAAGAAAAGATTATTAAGAACCAACCTGATATAAAGATTCATCACCCTAAGAATGTTTATTTTGATCCTTCTTGTGGAGGAGATTTTGAAAAGAGTAATTTTATAATTGTATCTTATGAAACATCTTTAGCAGAATTAAAGAAAAAAGGTATTTATCAAAACTTAGAAAGCATTAATATTAGTAATGATGTCTTATCTGATACAGACCATAAATCAACAAATACAGATCAGAACTTTAATTTTAAAGATAAAAGTAGAAGTAGATTAGTTGCTTATGAGTATTGGGGTAATTATGATATTAATGATTATGGTTATTTAGTACCTATTGTTGCTACTTGGGTTGGAGAAACATTAATCCGCTTAGAAGAAAATCCATATCCAGAAGGAATGAATCCTTTTGTCATTACACAATATAGACCAATTCTTGATTCTATTTATGGTGAATCAGATGCTGAGTTACTAGAAGATACACAGAAAACTATTGGTGCTTTAACAAGAGGTATTGTTGATACATTTGCTTCTGCATCAAATGGTCAAGTAGGTATTGCTCAAGGATTTATTGATGTACAAAATAAATTAAGAAAAAACCAAGGATTAGATTATGAGTTTACTGCTAATAGTATTCCTCAACAAGCTATCTATGAACATAAGTTTCCTGAAGTAAGTCAGAGTACAATAATATTTTTACAACAACAGAACCAAGAAGCTGAATCATTAACTGGTAAAAGTTCTTTTAATCAAGGTATTAATGGTAATGCTTTAGGTGATGTAGCTGCTGGTATTAAAGGTACATTGAAAGCTACTACTGAAAGAGAATCTGCTATATTAAGAAGGTTGGTTCAAGGTACAATAGAAGTTGCTAGAAAGATTACTATTCTTAATGCTGTATATTTATCAGAAAAAGAAGTTATTAGATTAACAAATGATTCTGAATTTGTAACAGTTAGAAGAGAAGATCTTGTTGGTGAATTTGATATTGATATTAAAATTGCTGTACCAGAAATTAATGAAAAGAAAGCTAATGATTTAGCATTTATGTTACAAACAATAGGACCTAGTTTATTACAAACTATCGGACCTGAGGCTGGTATAGAGTTTAATAAATTAATACTAGGTGAGATTGCTTATCTTAAACAAATGCCTGAATTAGAACAAAAGATTAAAGCATTTACATTACCACCTAAAGAACCAAGTCCAGAAGAACAACAAATGATGCAATTAGAACTTCAAATGAAACAGTTAGAAATAGCTAAGTTACAGTCTGAAGTTGCTGTTAATGAAGCTAAAGTTAAAGAATTAAATGCTAAAGCTGATGCTGTATCTATTGATAATGAAGAAACTTATACAGGTGTTAAACATAATAAAGAAGTTGTTAAACAACAAGCACAAGCTAAAGGTAATCAGAGTTTAGAGATCACTAAAGGATTAATGAATAAAGATATTGATGGTAAAGATCTTGCTGCTGCAATACAATATAATGAAACTACAGAGTAATATTTATGTTAAAAGAGTTACAACAATCTTTAATAAATAAAGAAAAAGATTTACAAATAGTAAATAGTTTAATATCATTAAAGAGTAATAAAGATTATCAGACAATTTTTGATAATTATTTATTTAAAGATAAGGTACTTGAAATAACATCTAAGTTGAGATTTGGTTCAGAAATTGAGAATGGTATTTATTTAAAACAATTAGAATCATTAACTGAATTGAAATTGTTAATTAATGGTATGAGTACAAAACGTGAAGCAATACAACAGGATATTATAGAGATTAGAGATATGATTAATAATTATATGTTTAATGATTCTAATGAATAAAAATAGGAAAAATTATGATTGATGAAGAAATTGAAAAAAAAGATATATTTGATAATAGTGAACTAGAAACTATTGAACCAGATATAACAACAGAAAAAACTACAGAAACAATACTTGATACAGTTGTTGAACCAGAAACAGAAACTACTGATGATATTTCTACAGAAGAAGTAACTGAACCAGAGATTGATGAGTTTGATTACAAAACAGCTTATAAAAATTTATTAAAATTTAAAGCTGATGGACAAGATATTGAATTAAATGATGTTAATGAATTAGTTTCGCTGGCTCAAAAAGGTGTTAATTATACTCGTAAAACTAAAGAGATTTCTCAATATAATAAGTATATTAAAACTTTAAAAGATAATGAATTACTAGATGATGATAAGATTAACTTTTTAATAGATTTACATAAAGGCGATAAACAAGCTATCACTAAACATTTAAAAGAATTAAATGTAAATCCTGTAGAATTAGACACTGATTCTGAAACTACATATAAAAGCAAAAGTTATGTACCTGATGATGTTACAATACAAAAACAATCTTATGTAGAGAACTTGTATAGTGATCCAGATGGTAAAGCTGTTATTGATGATATAAATAATTGGGACGATATTAGTATTAATTCTATTGCAGAGAATGTTGCTCAATTAGCGGATTTAACACAACATAAGAAATTAGGGTATTACGATATAATTATTAAAGAAATCCACAGACAGGAACTTTTAGGTAATTTGAGTAATATTCCATACCTAGATGCTTATGCGTCTATTGGTAAACAACTTGTAGAACAAGGTAAATTAGGTAATGTAACTCCTAATCCTCAACCTCAAAAAGTTGTAGATGTAAAGAAAGCCGTAACTGATATAAAACTAAATCAAACAAACATTCAGAAATTATCTCCTTTATCTGGTAAGACAACCAGTAAACAAGAGTTAGATCCTGGTTCAATGAATGATGAAGAATTTGTCAAATACATGAAAACTAAATATAAATTTTAAACATTTTAAATAAGGATACCTTTTATGGTAATGTCGTATAATGCACCTCCAGGATCAGCTTCTGATATTGGTAGTCAACTAACTACTTATGAGATTGCTCGCCAAGCAATCTATGATAATAAACATATTATGGTTTTTTCACAGTTGTCAACAACTATGGAAATGCCTAAGAATAAAGGTAAAACAATTAAAGTACGTCAATATTATCCATTACTTGACTCTCGTAACGTCAATGATGAAGGTATTAATGCCGCAGGTACTACTATTGCTAACGGTAACTTGATTGGTTCATCAAAAGATATTGGTGTTATTCCTTCTTTAATGCCTGTTCTTGATGAAGCTGGTGGACGTAAAAACCGAGTTGGTTTTACTCGTGCTGATGTTCAAGGTACAATTAGCCAATATGGTTTCTTTTTTGAATATACCAATGAGTCGCTACAATTTGATTCTGATCCAGAATTGTTAATGCACATTACTCGTGAAGCAACAAATGCTGCTATGGAATTAGAAGAGCATTTGATTCAATTAGATTTGATTGATGGTGCTGGTGTTGAATCTTACTGTGGTGGTGCAACATCTGTTGTTACTATGAGTGGTAACTTAGGACAATCAGCAGATATTGTATCGGTAGCTAAACTTCTTGAAGTTAATAAAATTCTTGATAAAAACCGTTTGTCAAAGAATACAACTATTATTACTGGTACTCGTTTAGTAGATACTAAAACTGTTCAAGCTGCTCGTTATGCGTATATTGGACATGATTTAGAAAATACAATTCGTGGATTAGTTGATAGACACAATAGACCTGCATTTATTGGTGTAGAACAGTATGCTTCTGGTTCAACTGTAGCGAATGGTGAAATTGGTGCAGTAGGTCCATTTAGATTTATTGTTGTTCATCAAATGCTTGCTTATCCAAATAGAGGTGCTTTAGTTGGTACTTCTGGAACAGCCAATGCTGGATACAAAGCTAGCGGTACACGTTATGATGTTTTCCCAATTCTTATTGTTGGTGGAGATTCATTTGTTACTATCGGTTTCCAGGATAATGGTAAATCAAGTAAGTTTGTTCATATCCATAAAAAACCTGGTATGGAAACAGCTGATGTAAACAATCCTTATGGCTTAAAAGGATTCCATTCTATTCGTTGGTGGCACGGTACTGTTATTAAACGTCCTGAGTGGATTGCTGTAATACACACTCTTGCAGAAGATTTATAATTAAATTAATTATAAACCAAGGATTAATTACCTTGGTTTATAAAATATTAACATACTAACTTAATAGGTAAAAATATGACTGAAGAAGATACAATCGTTGATACTACACCAAGTGTACAAGAACAATTTGAAACAGCTAAACAATTAGCAAAACTATTTAAAATTAAACATTCCCCCAATATTGCTTTATCTACGTTACAAGAAAAAATTACTACATATCTTAAAGACACTCAAGGTCTTGGATCAGTAAAAGATAAAATACAAGAACTTGATACTGAAGATTTAAGTGGATTAACTAACTTTCAAAAATTGAATAGATTAGTTAGAGTTATTGTTTATAATTTAGATTCATCAGAGTCTTATAAAAAAGG